CAATTCCTCCCGGGTCTGACCGGTCGCATTGTATATTCTGTATTCAAGATCGGCAATTTCTAGGTCTAATTTTTCAATATCTCCTAGACCACCAACCATGGCCAAAATAAGATCTTTCTGACGCTCCTTCTCATAAACCAATTGCTGATTATTAATAAGTTCCTGACCGGACAATTTGCTGGTCTGCATTTTCAGCAATTGAATATCCTTATCAATTTCACCAAGAGTACCATATTCATTTGACAGGAGCTGCGCAATTGCAAGCTCTTCCTGAAGAGCCCTGAGTTTATCAAGTTCAGCAGCTAGATTTTCTTTACTGGCACCAAGAATAACTCCTTCCTGGGTCTGAATCTTCTTTTTCAATTCATACAAATACCCAGCATTTACAACAGCATCTTCTCCATCATCATCGTCATCATCGTCATCAACTTTCCCTTCTCTGGCCTTACGAATTTTTTCCAGAACACCCAGTTGATCAGTAAGAATTTTATAAGTACGAGCTTCCAACTCTTCCTGCTGTTTCAACAAAGTATTGACCTTACTTATGGCAAACTGCTCAACCTCAACATCATCAGAAAGAGCCCCAGTTGCTGCTCCTATTTTTGACAGGAGAGACAACGAAGTTTTCCACAACCTACCTCGTTCCTTCTCAGCCTCCAATGTTGCGGGATCCTGCAAACGCTGCATTTCCTTGGAAATCTTTACCAATTCTTCTCGGGCAGCTGTAATCGATGCCGTAACTAACAATTCATCATTGTATGCAGATAAAGCATCTGCAGCAGCCTGAGTGTTAATTGCCGTAGTATCCAAATCTCCGAAGTACTGGGGACTGATCCGATTCAATTCCTCAATAGCTTCTTTCCTATTTTTCAAGGATACCGTCTCATCCTTTGCTATTTTATACAGGGAATCTACTTTGGCCCGTTGATCCTCAATTAACTCATTGGCCCGTTTCCTCACATTTAGTGTGGCCTGCTCTTCTTTTGTAGCATTCTTACTAACAGCCAACCATCCAAGTAATGCTGTAGTTGCCAAAGCAATGGCTCCAGCTAATGCAAACCATGGATTGGTGGCTATAATCTGAGACAATCGGGATAGTACTAACAATAATGGACCAATGGCCGCTACTATTCCTCCAATTCGCAAGATGGTCTTCTTCTGCTCCTCATTAAACTTTGAGAACCATTCAGTCACCATCTGTAATTTTTCAATGATTCCACCCATAGCACTCACGAATGGACCGGAAAGGGCCTCCCCCAGATCAATGGCCAGGACTTTCAATGCAGCAAGCGCTACATTAAGTTTTTGCTGGGTAGTACCTTGCACTTCTTCAAAAGCTCTTTTTAGGGATCCACTAGAATTTTTCAAGGCCTCAAAGATTTCTACGTTGAAATCCACGTTCTTACCAAGTAAGTCCAGCACTCCCATCAAGGCCCTAATGTTGGGGAAGATCTCAGCCATGGCCGTCTCATTACCCCGAGTAGCTTCTCTGAGGTCCAACAAGGCCTGTATTAATCCCTCTTCCTTAATAGTTTTCCGAAACATTTCAGCACTAATACCAAATCGGGACATTGCATCTGCTGACTGCATGGATGGAGAAGCCATGGCAGACAAAATAGCTTTAAGCTGAGTAGCAGCTACTCTGGCGTTAGTACCTGTACGAGTCATACCCGCAAAGGCAGCACCTACCTGGTCAAAAGTTACGCCATATTCAGAAGCAATAGGCAGGGTCATGCCCATAGCACCAGCAAGTTCATCGGCCTCGGCCTTACCTTCCCGTACTGCAGCTACAAGAACATCTGTGGCCTGAGCAGCACTTAGATTTTCTTTACCATAAGCATTCATTGCAGAAGTCACCAGATCAGCCACTACTTTGGTTTCACCAAGACCGGCAGCAGCAGCTTTAGCAGACATCTCCAATACTTCCAAGGCCTCTGCACCACGAATACCAGCAGAAGCAACAAAGAACATGGCATCAGCCAACTCTTCCGGTCCCCTGCCTGTTTGTACAGCCAAGCCTTTAATAGAATCCCCCCACTCCTCCACAACATCCCGAGCAACCCCAACAAGACCAACAATTTTGGTCATAGAGGCCTCAAATTTCTTCTGGGTATTAATGGCAGCACCACCAGCCAATGCCATAGGAAGTGTCACAAAACGAGTCATGGACCGTCCAATCATCATCATGGACGCATTCAATTGTCTCATAGTAGACATGGCCCCTTTAGCACCAGCCATAAAAGGAGATGTATTCAATCCTAATGTGGCAACTAATCGACCTACCTGTGCAATTCCTCCGAGTGGCATATTATTTGGGCTTTTGTTTTCGTTTCATTTTCCTTGCCTTCAATACAGGTGGTGTGGTCCTTAACTTTTTTTCCTTCGCAACCCTTTCATTTTGTCTTTTGGCTATGCTTAAAATTGCAGCCTTTTGTTCTTCCACAGATTGGATGGGTTGGTTAATACTTTTTTGTTCCTTATCATTCTCAAATGCAAATTTTACCAATCCATCTGCAGTTTTTGGAAGCTCCTTAATCCGAGAAGCCAATCCAGTCATCCAAGACTGGTACCTAATCAAAAGCAGTTTTTGTTGAAAATCCTGCTTTTGTTTCTCTCCTATAGCTTTTCCAGCATAGTATAACTCAATGGGAGAAAGATTGAAAAACTCTTCTGACGAGATGTGAAGCCGTGTCATCGCAACCCCACACATCCTATCATAGTTTATTTCCCCGGCTTCTTCCTCTTCATCGGTGCCTGCCCCCCTACCTCCGTCATCTTTACTATTACATCAGTGGGAAAGAACTCTGGGATGATCGCCACGAATTCAAAGAAACAATCTTCCAAAATGTCCACCATATCCTCCATCTTGTACTTAAATTCTTTGCCTGCGATCTTATGTCCCTGCTCAAGTGCATAAAACAACAGGGGTTCGTATGTTTCGAAATTCCCTTCCAGATCCTCCATGGATACCTGGTGCTGCTTCTGCATCATTTTCAATACATAATATCCCAGCTTTACCGGGAGCTTCTCATCCTTATAAGTGATGTGCCTAACTGACATGATTAAGTCTATTTAATTGTTAGTAAAAAGTATAGCTGTGATTAAGCTATACCATATTAGTTTGAACCTGATCCGGAGCCTTTGTTCACGACAACTTCTCCTGAGATGTTAATGGTTACATTACTTGAAATCTTGTCGTCTCCGACGATTTCAATTGGCAGATCAGTTACCAAACCGGTGAACTCGATGGTGGTTGTGTCATCATCCGGCAGGACAATCTCATAACTCTGAAGATCATCACTGTCGTAATCAGCCTTCATCTGTTCATAGGTCTCGTTGGTAAAGTTCATGCCGAGCTGAATGGTGCCTCCATCCCTAAAACCAGGGATCTTCTCTCGATATCCTCCAATGGAGTCTAGCGAGGTCACATCGATGATTTCTCGGGTCATGTTAGGTCCGGAAATGGTCGTAATCTCTGCTTGCTTAACCCAGGCAGTACCACTCCAGCGTCTAAACTGTGTGCCGACACCAGCAATTGCATTACTCATATTTGCCTCCTTTCTATCAGCGTCGCTGACAATTATAGTTTGTAATTATTCGTATCCTGTCATTTGTATCCCAATCCAACGGGGCAGGTTCCCCCATGGCTTGGATGACAGTATATAATGTCCCATTCCACTCTTCTTGTGCCAGGCCGTGGAGATAGTCCATTATATTTCTTGCAAGAGCCATCCCATCGACTCTTTTTTTATCTCGAACTCTGATTTGTACAGATGAATAAAAGTAGCTCTCACTTGGATCCAGATTTAAATCCGGAGGGAAGCTTGGTGTGGTAAATATGGTCACAATGTCATTTGGAATTTTAGGACCATCCGGTTCATATTCCAAAAACAAGTTAGTGCCATAGGTTAACCCCAACGAGCTCTGTGCTTCCAGCATATCCTTAATATCTTCCGCAGCTGATTGCATGTTCTTCTTCTTTTTTAAGTGCAAAATGTAACTTTTGAGATTCTGACATCTTCTTTTTTGTTTTATCCGAAAGCTTAATTCCTTTTCTATTAGAAGGCCTATTCTTTGCAGCAATACTCATCTTTCTACGAGATTCTTCAGAATGTTTCTTACCAAACATACCATTATTTTCCCTAGTCAATTGAGGTAATGATTTCCCCTTATTCCATCCAGTTCTCCCCTTTAAAGATTCAGATATTTTTTGTTTTGTTTTATCTGAAACAACACCAGTCATGCCTTTATATGGATGAGCCTGTCCTTTATGACTTTCTGAAGATCTTCGTTTAGTTTCTTCAGAAGCTTTTATCCCTTTACGAGGACTTGATTTTCCTTTTTTAGCCACACTCATCTTTTTTCTAGCTTCTTCAGACATTGGACGCCCTTCACGACTATCTACTTTACAATTCATATTATACCCAATAGAATTATCAAATGGTCGTAATTCATCTATCAATTGTTGTTCTATTAAAAATTGTTTTTCTTTAGAACATGTAACCATAATAACAAAAACAAAGGAATCCTTCCCATACTTATTAAA